GCATTGGCCCTTACGAGGATACCCTTTGCCGTCTAGACGGTGGGATAGACCACAATAAAATTAAATAACTCAAAGATCTTTGAGAGTCGATATACTATTACTCTCTTTTAAATGGCTTTTCAATCTTCTGTTAACCCCGCTCAGCTAACTCAGCTGGGCCAGGCTAACATGGCCGGAGACAAACGCGCACTGTACTTAAAGTTGTTCAGTGGCGAAATGTTCAAAGGCTTCCAGAATAACACGATCGCTCGCGATTTGGTTATGAAGCGTACCTTGAAGAACGGCAAATCAATGCAGTTCATCTATACAGGTCGCACAAAATCAGAATTCCATACGCCTGGAAATAGCATCCTTGGTGATAGCAACAATGCTCCTCCTGTAGCTGAGAAGACGATCACGGTTGATGACCTGTTGATCAGCTCAGCTTTTGTCTATGAATTAGACGAAGTACTTTCTCATTACGATTTGAGGTCTGAGATCTCACGTAAAATTGGCTATGCTTTGGCCGAAAAATATGACCGCTTGATCTTCCGTGCTATTGCACGTGGTGCTCGTGCAGCATCACCGATCACTAAGGCTGGTTATGTTGAACCAGGTGGTACTCAGATCCGTGTTGGTACAAACGCTCAAGCATCTGATGCTTATGTTCCTGCTTCTTTGATCAACGCTTTTTATGATGCAGCTGCTGCACTAGATGAAAAAGGTGTTAGTTCAGAGGGACGTGTGGGTGTACTTAACCCCCGTCAGTACTATGAACTGATCCAAGCTGTTGGTTCTAATGGTCTTGTAAATCGTGACGTACAGGGTTCTGCCCTGCAGTCTGGTAACGGCATCATTGAGATTGCTGGTATCAAGATCTACAAATCAATGAACATTCCATTCTTTAGTTCCTATGGTACTAAGTATGGTACTGCTTCTGCTACTAATCCTGGTGTTACCGATCCTGGTAATACTGGTTCATTTGTTGCTGAAGCTGTTGAAGATGCTGCTAACGATGTTACAGGTATCAACAACGAGTACGGTGAAGAAACCGAATTCGCTAACAGTTGTGGTTTGATCTTCCAGCGTGAAGCTGCTGGTTGTGTCGAAGCGATTGCTCCTCAAGTCCAAGTGACTTCAGGTGACGTTTCTGTTATCTATCAGGGTGACGTAATCCTTGGCCGTTTGGCTATGGGTGCTGACTACCTGAACCCAGCCGCTGCTGTTGAACTTGTTGCAGGTGCTGCAGTTGGTTCTACTGGTAACGCTGCTTTCTGATTTTTTTATATATCATACGGGAGTCTCTTCGGAGGCTCCTTTTTTTTAACTCTTTATTGAGAATAAGACTCATTATCAAATTATGGCCTTCCCTACTACTGGCTCCAATACTGAGCTACAAGCTGTTAATCAGATCCTGGCGTCAGTTGGTCAGGCTCCTGTTACAACATTGACAACTGATGAAACTTTCGTACTGAATGAAGTTTCAAGCTTTACTGGTTCTATTTCCGGCACCACTCTAACTACTACAACAGCTAACATTCCAGTCGGCACCTATATCGGTGGACCTGGTGTAACTGTTGGTACATCTATTGCCGTTGCAGGTGTAGAAGTATCCCCAGCTACAGACCCTGTTACATATAATTATACTGTTAATATTTCTCAGACTGTATCCAGTCAGATCTTAACACAGTCTATTGCTACAAGTAGAATTGAATCCCAAACCAACCCGGACGTTGCGATTGCACTCAACACCTTAAGAGAAGTGTCTCGTGAAGTACAATCAGAAGGCTGGTCTTTTAATAAAGAATCAGACTATCCAATTACACCTGACTCATCTAATGAAGTAATCATTGCTAACAATATACTTCATATGGATTTGAATAGAACTTATACACAAAATTTAGATAGAGATAGTATTAATCGTGAAGGCAAACTTTACGATAAAACTGCTCATTCATTTACCTGGACTGATGCTACCTTATACGTAGATGTTATTTGGTACTTTGATTGGCCTAGTATTCCTACTGTCATTCAAGCCTTTATCATTGCAAGAGCTGCAGCAATTGTGTCTAGTAGAATTATTGGTGATCCTAATCAATATCAAATTTTAATACAAAAAGAAGCTTTTGCTAAATCTACAGCTTTAGAATACGAATGTAATCAAGGAGATTACTCATTCTTTGGTAGTCCTAAAGGTGGTAATTTCTATAAAAGCTACCAACCGTTCCATACTTTACAACGCTAATGCCAGCAGTAACTCAGCTAATACCAAACTTTCTTGGTGGTGTCTCACGACAAAATGATGACAAAAAATTATTAGGACAAGTAACTGAATGCGTTAACGGTTACCCTGATCCTACCTATGGTCTATTAAAAAGACCAGGAATGAAACATACTAATGTATTAAAGAAAGCTGATGGTACTGCATTTACTAAGGCTGAACTAGATGGTGCTGCTTGGTTCTTTATTGAACGTGATGCAGCTGGATCTTACATTGGTGCTATTAAAGATGCAAACATTTATGTATGGACTGCAGCTGATGGTACGTGGTGTACAGTTACTAATAACGGTGCATCATATCTAACAGGTACTAAACAGAATGATTATCATTTTCGTAGTGTACAAGATGTCACAGTAATCTCAAATAAAACTGTTACAACTGCTATGCAAGCTGCAGGTACTTTTGTGTCTGGTGCAGTAGCTACACTTAAATTGCTATCAGTAATAGATGCTGCTAGTTATGAAGTAACAATTCAAGGCATTGTCACAACAGTTACTGCTCAAAGCAGTACAACTTTTGATGACATGTTGATCTATGATGGTAGTAGTATTAATACTAATCACCATCTGGTGGATGCTATTAAAGCAACTATTGATGCACAACAAGCTGCCTCTAATACAGACTTTGATGGTGTATGGTATCTTGAAGGTTATACAAATAGTCTTGTTATTAAACGGACTACTGGTACAAATGCTGTTGTTACTAATTACAGTGCAACATCAGGTACAGATGTAACATTTAGTATTGCAGCAAAAGGTGGTTATGGTAACACTGCTATCCAAGCATTTCAAGATGATGTAAATGATATTGTAGAATTACCTGCTGAATCATTTCATAACCATTTTGTAAGAGTATTGAATACTGATTCTGCTGATGATGATTATCATCTTAAGTATATTGCTTATGATAGTTTAAGAGGTAGAGGGTATTGGAAAGAAACTGTTGCACGTGATACATCACCAGGTCTTGATGCTGCTACAATGCCGTATCAATTAGAGAATACTGGTGCTTTAACTTTTGCATTTAACCCTATTCCATGGAAAGCACGAGAAGCTGGTGATGACGTAACAAGTCCTTTACCATCTTTTATTGGATTTCCTGTTCAAGCCTCCTTCTTCTATAGCAATAGATTCGGTTTGTTATCACAAGATAATGTAATTTTTGGTGTATCAAACGATACCTTTAACTTTTTTATTAAATCTGCTTTAACACAAGTTGATTCAGATCCTATTGATTTAAATGTATCGAGTGTAAGACCAGTTACTTTGTCTGATGTCTTACCGTCTCCACAAGGTCTATTGTTGTTTAGTGCACGACAACAGTTTCAAGTGTACTCAACTGATGCTAGTATCTTAACACCTACTACTGCTGTTATTAGATCATTGTCTAACTATGAAATGGCAACTGATATAGCACCTGTAGATGTTGGTATTACATCAGCCTTTATTAATAGAGTACCAGGTTATAGTAAGTTATTTACTATGCAACTACGTGATGTAGAACAAAGCCCACTTGTTGTTGACATCAGTAAGATTGTACTTGAATGGATACCTGATACTGTAGACGGTCTAACTGTTAGCCCACAGAACTCTGTGGTCATGTTAATTGATAGGTCTACATCTTACCTATATCTTTATAGATATTATAATAATGGTGAGAAAGATTTATTTCAAGCATGGACTAAATGGGAGTTACCAGGTATTATTCAAACTGCAGATATTATTAATGACTCTGTAGTTATTGTATCTCAACATGAAGATGAATACACAATAGGTGAAATCATCCTTGATGAGATCCCTTCAGGAAGCTCTATAACAGGTGCTACCAGCATTACTGGCAATACATGCCTAGACATGGCTACAAGGCCCGTCAAGCCGCACTCATCGGTCAATGCGGTGGTATATGATTCAACCAATGAGGTTACTAAAATCTATACACCCTATACACCATTCCAACAGAAGGAAGCTATCATGCTTCTTAGTGTACCTGAAGCAGATGTAGGCTTACCTGCAGCTGTTGATGCTGATGCTGGTTTCTATTTAGCTGCTACTGAACGTACTGAAATTGGTACAGGTTACCGTTACTTTGAAGTTCAAGGTGACTATACAAGTTATGCAGATGGTATCGTTATAGGTTATGGTTATGATTTTGAAACAACCATGCCTAAGTTTTATTATAAACGTGATGCTACAACATCAGATTATACAGCTACATTAACTATATCAAGAGTTACATTCTCTGTTGGTAGGACAGGTCCAGTTTTATTTAAAGTAAAAGCTGGTGGTTCTGATGAATGGAAGAATGTAGAATATGTAACTGATGCTGGTACATATCTAGCAGATAGTAGCCCTGTAACATCCGAACATCAATTCACTATACCAATCCATCAACGTAATACTAATTTTGAACTAAAAGTGACAAGCAATTTTCCATACCCTGTATCGTTGGTGTCGATGACATGGGAAGGTATTTATTCACCACGATTCTATAGGAGGAAATAATGTTTGACAGTGAATTTAATCCTAAAGGTTGGAGCCTATTAGACGAGCAACTGGCTGTATCTGGGCTAGAAATGAATCTTTTTGGAGTTATTGCAGCCGTTGGCTCTGTAGTTGGGGGCGTTATGGGCGCTTCTCAAGCTTCTAAAAACAACGCAACAGCAAGATCTAACCAAAAAAAACAAGAAGAATTTAACAAAAAAACAGCTAAACTTACCAACGAATATAACGATAAGCTTGATGCAGCTGATGTAGCTAATTATGAGGCGATGCGTGAGTATAGTCACGAAACATCTCTTCAGAATTGGCAACGTGGTGGAGAAATTCAAGACTATCAATATTTAGGAAAGTTAAAAGAATACGAAAAAAGCATTGGTATTTCTAGAGATCAGTTGGATTTAAATGTTACTTCTGCAGGTCAAGCTATTCAGTCTGAAGAAGCAGCTGTTGATGACATGTTCCTTCAACAACAGTTTCAACGTGAATCTTCTTTAGCTGCATTAAAAGGTGCTTATACTGAAGGCAATTTAAATAGAAGAGAGCAGGGTGTCACAATGCTTGGCATCGAAAGCAAGCAAAGATTAGGCACTGCATCTATTAATAATTCAATAGATCAACTAATGAAAGAAGGTTCCTTTGCTAAAACAAATGCACTGGTAGAAGGGCTGATAAATGAAGGCCGTGCTGCAATGGGGCAAGCAGGTAAGTCAAAAGCTAAACGTCAGCAATCTGCTTCTGCTGCATTACACCGTGGTCTTATGGCTTTAGAGACTGAACTAACTGGTAAACGTAAGGCGGCTGGTATTCAATTAGCTGAATTAAGTGCTGAAACAAGTCTTGCAAAAACAGGAGTAGGTCTTAATTTAGAACGTATTCAAAACAGTATTGATGCTGCTGAAGCTGATGCTGAATATAACAATAGAGTAATGACTGCTAACATGAAAAGTTTTATCAGTCAAACTGAACGTAACATTAAAGACATCCAATTACGAAAACAAGTTGCTGACATAAATGTCAGAGAATCCACTATGATTAAACCAGAAAGATTATCTTATGATCGAGTACCGGAACTACCACCTGAACGTGAATTTGTGGAACGTATGGAAGCTATTCCTGGTTTCGTACCACAAGCAGCACAACAAAGTGTATGGGCACCTTTGATTCAAGGCATTACTGGTGGAGCCAGTCAGGCATGGCAAATGGGTCAGAGTTAAATAAACATTATTAACTAACTAACAACTTATGGCACGTATCCGATACCAACCTGCTACAAAAACTAAGGGGTTTCAACCTATACAACTCACTACAGCTGGTATCTCACGGATGCGTGAAGAAACCAATCGAGTTGTTCAAGGTATGGAGAAGAATCTTGCTGCTGAACAAAGACAGCGTAAAGAGAATCTTCAGGCAATGCAAGATAATGCAGCCTATACCGAACAGATTACAAAAGAAAATAGAGCAATTGAAGTTCAAAATTTAAAGAACGAACAATTATCTATTACACAAACAGCTGATCGTGATGCACTACAAGCTAAATATGATGCTGATGCTACTCAAACTATACTGTCAAGTATAGTAAATTTCAGTGAAACTGCAGCAAAAAAAGCAGCAGAAAATACTGCAAATCAATTAAAAGATCAAACTGATGCTGCTAACGCAGTAGATATTGCTCCGTTGCTAATAGAAGATGGGGGTAGATACGAAGAAGCAGTAAGCAATTTACAGGTAGGTGCTCAAAAACAGCTGACTGAAGATTTTATTGAAGGTGCGGAATCAGGTGAACCTTTAGATGCAACTTTTAAAAAACTAGCCTCTAATGCTGGTCTTGGTGCTATTGGTAAGCGTATATTAGCTAATCGTCTTTACGAAGCAAAACATGGTATCTTTACCGATAAAGCTTTTTCAAACGATGAAAAAATCTACGAAATTAACGGAAAGAAATTTTCTGGTTTAGAAGCGTTGAATGACCGTCAAATGACAGCAGTTGTTCAAGCTCAAGTGACTAGAGATCTTGCTCGTGATATGCGTGAAACACTTGGTGTAACTGAACTTCTGTATTTTACTAAAGGTAAAACTGCAGTTGAAAAAAAGAATGCGTTGCAACAAGAGCGTTCTGGTGCTAGAGGGATTCAGCAAGATCAATCTATGATGCTAGACAATGCTAATGTATTGCTATCTAATTACACTGCATCTGATTCTACCAATGCATATTCAGAAATTGTTGTTGCTACACGTAATTATACGACAGCAAATACTTCTATGGTAAATGCCATAAAAATGGCTTCAACTAAAGAAGAAGCTCAGGCTATTCGTGATGCTGTAATTACTGGACAGAATGGTAAAGCAACTACATGGGGCAAACGTTATTCACAATTAGCAGATGAAGCAGAACTAGATAGAGTACAAAGGATTGATTCTGATAATAACAAAGCTAGGTTAGCACAAGTACGCGGTGTAAAAGAGAGAACATTAGCAGCATTTAATGATGGTCAGATACCAGCAATGATTGCTGAAAACCCATTTGCTGCTGAGAAACGACTAACAGATTTATTTGCTTCTGTAGGTGAACCTGTACCTACATACTTAAGGCAAGAAATAGCAAATGTTAGTACAGGATTTAATGAAGACGAACTAGAGCGTTACACAAGATCTGGTGCTGAAGTACCTGAAGAGCGTATTAACCGGGCAAAGGGTACACATCAAACTGCATTAAAAGCATTAAATGAAGCAGCACAATTAAGAAAATTTGGTGGAGATTTGGGTAAAAAAACACTGTCTTCGTTAGATGGTGCTGCTAAAAAAGAGTATAAACTAGGTCTAGATGGAGGATCTACACCTGATGCTGTACTGCTTGGCGCTGCTTTTAAAGCAAGGTGGATGCAGATTTGGAAGGATAAAGGGTTTGGTAGTTCACAAGATCCTACAACAATTGCAGCACAAATAGCAGAAACTAATCAAGCATTAACGGATGAAAGAGCTGAAGATAAAACTGACCCAAAAGGTAGGTTTTATTCTAAGCCTGATGCTACTGGTAATAATGTAGTTTTTCCTAATTTATTTCCAGATACTAAAGATTATCATCAATTAAAAACTCTTGTTGATAAGAAATTTGCGGCAGGTCAAAGTATAGGAGAAATTGCTAGTACACCAAGCTTGTTAGCCACACCAGCTGAACTTGCAACTCTTTCACAACAAGCGCAGACTTCAAACAATTTTAGGTATCCACCTTTAATTATGTATGCTGCAGCAAAAATGAAGGGTAAGGCAAAACCT